CGACCCATACTTGTACTTGCGTTGCGTCTAAAATATAAAACCCGGTTATTCTTCCGGCGTTTCTCCCTACCTTCGCGCGCTCAATCCACACAAAAGCATTGCCAAATATATTCCTTTGGGTTTCTACGCATTTCCAAAAGTCAGAAGCACTCATAAAAGGGTTTGGCCTTAATGTTAATAAAGTATATAAATAGTGCCCACTCGCTTTTGTTATTATGTCGTCTTGATTTTGGTATGATTGCACCGGGAGCATTCCTACGCTATCCGCTAAAATTTTAATACAGGTAAAAACTGTAATTTCTTTTAGCGCATTTTTTCCGTGTGTGTTTGCATCGTTTGTATTCCAGCCGTTTTCTAACATCCACTCGCTTAGACTGTTCGGGTCCCCTATTGGTACAAAGTCCCCGCCGTCATTTTTAAAAGATTGTTTTTTTCTGCTGAATATCAATTTTTCTCACCTCCTTTGGCGTGTTATTTCTTTCTTAACGGGTACCGGCTAAAATATACGCCAAAAATAAAAAATATCCCGCCTAGCGTGTAAAAGCCCGCTATCCGTGATATAAAAAAGGTTGTTATAATAATTATTAAGGTCCCACTCAATATTAAAAAGTCTTCTAAATAATCTTTTATCATTTATACCCCCCACAATTTTTTTAAAAAGTCCTCCTGCGCGTAATCATTTGGGTTGACCCCGGTTTTCTGTTCAATCATAATTTTATGTACGTCGATTATTGCGTCCATCGGATCTATACGTTTTGCCTTAAAATTATAATTCTTGTCGATCTTACATTCTCCGAATGAGTTATATGTTAACTTTGCGTTGGCTGCGCTCCATGTTAGCAGGCCATTGTTTTTGTCGTGGGTCATTGCTCCGCTGTCTACTGTCAATTTAAAATCTTCCGTTGCGCCGTTTAGATTTTTGGCGCTCTGTATAATTTCTATACAATCACACCCGAATGTGTCCAGATCCTGCAAAAATGCATCGGCGTTGTGCGGATCATATGCGATAAATTTATATTTTAACCCGTATTGCTGCTGAATTTTACGCATATACGCTATTATATATTTGTAATCCGTCTTTACCCCGCCCAGCGTTTCGGTTACTTCTACCAAGCCCGCGTCTCTCCATATAGTATATGGCGCCCGGTCTGTTAATTCATGTTCTAAAAATCTATTTTTAGGTATAAAACTGTGGCTATCTACAAAATATTTGTTTGCTGGGAGTTCAAATTCAAAAGCTAGGCTTGTTAGATCTCCGCCACTGCTTAGATCTAACCCCACGCCGCATTCCATACCGCGCATATCCTCAAAAGTTGTACTAGTTTCATTCTCTTTCCATCTCTCAACATTAATATAATCCTCGTCGCTTAATTGGACCCATTTGTTTAATCCCTTAGTCATGAAATTTCGTAATTCTTCGCCCTGCATCTGTTTTGCTTTTACGGCGTCCGCTTTCATACTGTCTAGGGTTTGATCGGTCCATAAAGGATTAGCTTTTTGCCAGTTCTCCGGGTCCCACAAGTCATCGTCTTTGTCTAGCTGCGTAATGTATACAAACTGTGTTTCATCCATTACAGCGCCTTTTAGGATATTCACGCAATAGTCATAAAGTTCTTTACATGGTCCGTTAATATCAAAACCCGCCGTTGTAATTACGCTTATTAAACATTGCTTTAATTTTTTGGTTCCATCGCTTAGTAATTTATACATTTGATTGTCTTTATGCAAGTGATACTCGTCTACGCTGGCATAGTACGGGCGAAAACCATCTATAGTTTTTGTGTCTCGTCCTAATGCTTTAATAACCCCACGGGTTATGTTACACACTACCTCGCTTTTATAATCCTTAACCGTAAAAAGGCCCTTCCGAGTTTTAGTTCCTGAAAGTTCCTGATCCGCGTCTATGAATTTTATACATTCTTTTAAAACTATTCTGGCCTGTGCTTCCTTCGTTGCGGTTGCATATATTTGCGGGTATCGGTACCCGTCGAAATTGCCATAATATAGCGACGGCACGGCGTTGCCTATACTTTTACCGTTCTGGCGCGCTACTTGCTCATAACTAGTCCTAAAACGCCTATACCCGGTATCTTTGTGGACCCAGCCGTTCCAACTTCCGAATATAAAACATTGAAAATCATATAAAACCATTTGCTCCGGCTTGTCGCCCTCCGCGATTATTAAATTTTCGGCAAAGTCTAATAGATCATTTGCCTTTGTTGCGCTCCATATATAAGGAAAGTCGGCGGTTCCTTGTCGCTCTAGGTCCTTTAAATGCCTATTACAAGCTAAATATTCTAGGTGCCCGACCCTGCGCTTAATCGTCCCATTAACTACGGCCTTCGCGAATTGTGTCGCTCTATCCAAAGTTATTTATTCCGGTCTTATATTTGGCCCACTTGCTCTCGTCTACTTCTTCCGGCTTTACGTCTTTACATACGGCCAGCCTTAATCTTGCGATCGGTGTTAAGCCAAAGTCTACGCAATATTTTTTATATATGTCTGCGTATTTATTCGCTATCGTTATTAATGGGTTGGGTAAAATAGTTGTATTTCCTTTTTTATCTGTGATGTTAATTAAAAGCCCTACCTTATCTATATCGGCCGTGGCTTTCATGTACTTACTATATGCGTCACAACAAATTGCTAGGGCTGCTACGTCAATGTTACTAATTAACTCTAGCCGTTTTAGTTCTCCTATTATTCGGGTCCATTCTGATCGGGCCATTTTGTCTAACCATCCTGGGGCGCCTATTCTTGTCATTTTAGGTTTGACCGACGCTTCCTGCGCTGTGCGGGTTTCTATTTCCGCGTGTGTTAAGTGCTTCTTAATGTTTTTTAATGGTGTGGGCTTTCGTCCCTGCATTATGTTTTACCTCCTATTTTATTAACCTCCACGTAACTATCACTGTAAGCAAATTTCATTAAAAGGTACTACACTATGATTTCGGGTTAAAAATATATCATCGTTGGCACCCTTATATGCAATATACCTATTAACTACTACGTCAATATATCGTGGGTCTATTTCCATCATGTAACAAGTACGGTCAATTTGCTCCGCTGCTATTAATAAACTACCGCTCCCGCCAAATAGATCCCCGACCGTATCTCCGGGCTTGCTGCTGTTTCTCATTAGTCGAGCGAGTAGTTTTACGGGCTTCATATTTGGATGGTCCGCGCTGCGGCTGGGTCTGTCTGCGTGTAGTATTGTCGTTTCTTCCTTGTCGGCTGTTAATTCCTGCAATAATGCTTTCATTTCGGCCTTAGTCAGGCCATTTATATTAATTTTATCCTCGATAACCGTTGTTTTATCAAAGTCCCCGTGCCATATATGGGCCACGCCCTCGCGCCAGCCATACAATATCGGCTCATGTTTCCCTTGATAATCTGATGTACCTAGTACCATAGAATTTTTTACCCAAACTAGGCATTGCGAAAGGTAAAAACCAGCCATTTTAAATGCTTTTCTAAAATTAATTCCTTCTAAGTCGGCGTGGAAAACATAGATCGGGCCACCTTTTTTTAGTGAATTTAATAAATTCGTGTACGCTGAATACAAAAATTTATAAAACACTCCGTCGTCCATTTCATCATTTTGTATTTTTGGTTTTGTTTTTCCTGCGTAATCCGTGTTATACGGTGGGTCTGTTATGATTAGATCCATTAACGCCCCAGCCATTAATTTTTTTACCTGCTCTGGGTCTGTTGCGTCACCACACATTAATTTATGTTTTCCGAGTTGCCAAATATCCCCGATTTGTGCCACTGGGATCTTTGGTGGTGTCGGGTCAAAGTTTACGTCTTCGGTTGTTTCGGCGTTGTCGGCGTTTAGGTCTGCAATATTTTTTAAATTGAAGCCGGTTAATGTTGCGTCATAGCCTGCGGCTATAAGGTCCGCTAGTTCTGCGCCTAATAATCTATCATCCCATTTTGAAAACTCTGTGGTCCGGTTGTCTGCGATCCTAAAAGCTTTTACTTGATCCGGTGTTAGGTCTTTTACCTGAATAGTCGGGATCTTTGTAAGTCCTAATTTTTTCGCGGCTAATATTCGGGTGTGTCCTGCGATTATAGTATTAGTTTCATCTATGATAACCGGGTTTTTAAAACCAAATTCCTTAATACTCTCAACAACTTTTACGATCGCGTCGGTATTAATTCTTGGGTTTTTATCATACGGTATAAGATCATCAATATTTGTGTATTTTATCGTTAATTTGTCCATGTTTTACCTTCCTTTTTTTGTCATTTGGTACCAATACGGGAACGTTCACGCGTGAAAAGTCCTCACGCGGTCTACGGCAAAAACGCATAAACTTTTTTTATACCCCCGTATTTTATTTTTTATTATTTTTATGTGCTAATTGATGATGCATTTCACATAAGCATACTAGGTTATCTAGTTCATATTTTTTATTATAATTTTCTTTTATACTTATTATATGATGTACTACGTTGTATACTGTTACATCACCATCCTTTAGGCATTCAATACATAGACCATGATCCCTTGCCCTCGCCATCTGTCTTACCATTGCCCACTCTTTACTATGATAGAATGCGTTGTACTTCATGTTGTCCTTACTCTTACGTTGTACTATGTCATAGTGTTGACTACTCTGTGCCCTTCGTTCTTGTATGCCCTTACTGCATATGTCGCAGTATGTTGTGCCCATTGGTATACGTGCACCACATATGCTGCATAGTCTCATTAGTGTCATGCTCTTATACCTTCTTATATCCGTCTATCATATCGTTTAGGGTCTTGTATCTATGTACTAGGTTGTCGATCATG